CTCATTGATTTGTTGTGGTGATACTTCAAATGGTATATAATCTACAATTACTTCTCTCATTAGAATCCCCCCGTAGCTAGTCCACTTTTGTAAACAAATTTTACTTTACTTAAATCTGCTGTACTACCACTTACTGCTATCGGATTGATATTAAGAGATTGACCAGCCTTTAAATTGAAACTAGCATAGTTAGCTGAACTAGTCATTAATGTATTTCCACTACCCTCTGTAGTTGAAACTTCTGAATAAGAAGCTGAAGTTCCACTAAAAAAACCAAGTGTAACATCTGTACTACAATATACAAAATTAGGACTTTTAATTATTGTACAATTAGCAGGTGAAACATATCTATCAGCCCTATTTTGTCCTTGAACATCCGGTATTTGTTTTTTAGGATTGTTTGGATCTTGTTTATATAATGGCATTTATTATCTCCTATTTCGTTATTTCCAAGAATTTCTTTTTATCCAAATGTCTCGGTAGATATCACCAACGACATCTCTAATTAATTTTTTTATAATTTCTAAATCTTGTTTACTTAAAGATTCACTAACCACCTCATATCCAGTACTATTTGTTGAATATTTTTTCTTTTTCTTTTTATTATTTTTTTTACCACCTGTAAATGCAAATGGTGTGTTATAACCAGCTACATTACCTGTAGTAGTTATTTCATCTAAATCTCCTTCATCTAAAATTTCTTCAGCTAAAGATTTAATGATTTCATTAAAGTGTTTTTTTTGTTTTATTTCCACTTTTTTTCAATTCCTTTAAAAGTTCTAAATATCTCATCGTTTGTACAACATGTGAATCTTTTACCACATCAGATTTTTCATTTAAACCACAAAATTTGTCAATTGATTTTATAGATTCTTTCATTTTGATTTTTACAACTTTATCTTTAAGTTTTTTAGAATGAGTTTTTAAATCCTCTTTTAAACCTTTTACAATTTGTTTTAAAGTATCTTTTAAAGAATTAGTATTAGATATATTATTAATATATTCTCTAAGTAAATTCTTTTGGTTTTTACTCAATTTTGTATATTTTTGATTAAATTTTTCTAAAAGAGTTTTGTAAGTTATAATTCTTAAATCTTCATCTTTTGGTAAAACTGTAGCCAACGAAGATTTTATATTAGTCTTACCACTCGTTGTTATATGTTCAACTAAATTAAAATGTGATTCTGTTTTTTCAATTGGAGATATATTACTATATTCAAATAATTTATATACGGAAGCATATGCTGAATAATTTTTTATTTTAGATGATAAGAATTTTTGTAAATTATAACTATCTTTTATTTCTTTTATAAGATTATATTTTTCTCTTTTTAATTTAGAGTTATTTAATTTTCTTCTTTCATTTATAACTTCATTAATAAAATAATCCGCTTTTTTGTCAGAATTAAATTTCTTATTAATTATCACATTATATAAGGCTAATTCTTTACCCAACTCGGTATTTTCATTAAAAGTACCTTTAACAATTTTAGGCGCTTTAGAATTGGTTTTTTTATTCAACACATCCGCTGTTATTTGTCTGAGTAAAAATTCAAACAATAAACCAGTATTACGGATTTTTGAATGCTTCAACTTTGAGTTACGCATACGAGTTTTCTCCGTGTATTATTTTATATAGTTTTTCATATATAAATATAAGATTTTTTGAGTTTTGAGTATATTTATTCATTATCTTTATCATTTAATATAACTTTTTCACTCAAAATACTTTTATTTTTTATATCTTTTTCAAATTTCTGTTTTAAAGAATCTAATAATCCTTCTCGTGCAACAATTGTTCCACCTTTTGATGTAGCTAATGGTGACTTACCTTTAAAGTTTCGTTTACCATATCGTTCTTTTTCATATTTGGTTGCGTCTTTAATATCATCAACATCATATTCATTACCATATTCTTTTTCTTCTGTACCACTTCTTCTATCACCACCCCAATCACCTTTTCTAGCCATTGGAAATCCACCACCAGTATCACCACCTTCGTTATCGATATCAGCTAAGTCAGTAGGAGTTCCAACAGATTCACCACTTTGAGCTGGATCGTTTCCTTCAGTTTCAATTTGTTCAAATCTGAATTTTTGTTTTGTATCTTCTATGATACCATCAAATACATCTTTTTTATCTTTGTCATTTAAATCGTAAATGTTATCATATATCCATTCTCTTGACATAATTTTGTTTTCCATAAGACTATTAGCAATATCAGTTTGTTGAGTTAATAACTCAAGTTTTTCTTGTTGGTGTATCATTGATGGATTTGTTAATTCTAAATCAAAATTAATTAATTCTGCATCATCAAATCCTTGTGTGTATAAATGAACAATAGCAATTTTTTCAAGTTCAGCACATATGATTTTTTGTAGTCTTTCAATCGTTCTTGCAAATCTAACATCTTCTGCTGCTAATGTGGCTTTACTACCAACACCTTCTTCATACCCTAAAAACGCTTTAGGTATTTTTAATGCTGCCATCATTTTGTTTCTTAGATATTCAATATCATCAATAGCACCATCATTAGCCAACCCATTTAGTGTTTCAATTTGTGTTCCACTATCACCACCACGAACAGGTAAGAAATAATCCTCTGTTGTAGATTCTATATTATAACGAAGATTATAATCTCCAGTTTTAGTATCCATAACAGGAACTTTTTTCATTTTATTAATAATTTGTTGCATAAAATTTTCAACTTCATTTGGTGGTATGTTACCAATATCTAATTTAAAAATTCTTTTTTCTGGAGCTCTCATAATACGATGTATTAACATAGCGTCTTCCATAAGAGTCAGTTGTTTCCATACTTTACGAGCACCTTCTAACATTGATTTACCATAAGGTAAGAAATTTGCATCAGACATTAACCTAAAATGTGCAATTTCATAATTCTCGTATAATTTACTTTCTTTACTTCTCGATGTTCCACCATCAGCTTCTTCCAATTCAAATTGAACTAATTTTGGGTTTGATTCATCGTGATTTTCTAATCTATAAACTTCATAAGCAGATAATGGTTTTATATTTACAATACCGTGTTTATCTAAAATATCTAAATGTAAATAAAAATCCCCATATTTAGTCATATTACGAATCCATGGCCATAAATTAAATTCAATATTCATTATATCATAAAATAAATTATGTAATATTTTAGCAACTTTTGGGTTATCAGTTTTAACTTTTAATATTTCATTTTGAATATTATCAACAGTAGATTCATCGGAATAAACATCAAGAGCTGATGATATAATAGGATCTGAATCCATCAATTCATAATCTCTAAATAGTTCTCTTCGTTGTACATCATAAGCATTTCTAGCATTTTGTTTAGTTGCATAACCAGAACCCCAACTGTTATTACTACCCATCAATCTTTGATATCTATCAATAAAATTAGATGTTAATCCTGTTTGAGCAAAATCTACATCTTTAACTTTTACTTGTCCAGTATCTGTTTTTCTAACTACTATTTGATTTTGGAATAATTTTCCTAATCTCGTTAATATATTTTCGTCTGCCATAATTTCCTCTTTTTATTTATCCTAATAACCAAGTTAAATCTTCTTTATCTTTACCAGTTTCCATTTCAAATGGATTTTTTTTATTTACAGTATCACCCTTACCAAAACCAGCAGATAATTCTTCTTTATTTCCATTGTTTTTTAACATAGAATCCATAATCATCCATTGTTGATTATTTTTATCAGTTTCCATTCTTAATGCTGTATCTCTAATCCAAAGTGCAATAGCATAAGACATAACCAAGTCATCGTTATATCCAGCCATAGCTTCTGTTTTTGAATTACGATAAATATAAACAAACAATTCATCTAACAATCTATTAGAGTGAAGTTTAACTAATTTTTCTCTTGTATATTCTTCCATTTTAGCTATAATTAATGGTTTTGTTTTCATTGTTGTTGAAAAACCAGGCACCATATTTCTATCTTGTGCTCTATATTTGTTATTCACTTGATGTTCAACATCAACAACTTGCATATCCTTTGATTGATAAAATAAATTTTTATAATTTCTATCTATAATTGTTTGTATTGTTGCCCAACCAATGTTATTGTTCTCAACTACCAATATAGCATCGTTATATTTTGTTGCTAAATCGATAAGAAAATGTCCATAATCTGTTGTAGATAATTTACCTTTATATTCTGCACATTGTTTCATATCTGCCACTTCAAATACTTGACA